ATCGAACTTGTCTGATATCTCGTTAGCCATAGCGCCAACTTCAAGTTTACCTTTAGCCCTACGTCCAGTTCTACCAGGTACAAATCTCTGTGCCCTAGCACCAATCTTACCTAATACTCCCATAGGACGTTCATCTAACTGTTGTTCGCTAATTATTTCACTAAGTCTCATATCAGTAGTTCCATGTAAATCATATATGTATTTATTTAAAGAACAGCTAAAGCTGTTCTGCGTTTTCGCTATCGCTCAACGCACTTGCTTCGCTATTACTTATGCGAAAGTATTCAAGTGTTAAAATTATTTTAACTATTAACTGCGAAGCAGTTTTAGCATTATCTAGATTGTATGGTCACAATTAGCCCGTTGTCGGGGCCAAAGGTGTGTTTTGAACATTATCTGAGTTCGCACAGTCACAATAGCGTTAGATCTACAATGTATCTTAAATTACATAGCGTAGGCGGTTATCCGTTACCTACTCAATCCGTCTTAGTATCTTATGTACAACGGCAGTTTACTATACAAACGCTAACTTATATAATAAACCTGCGAGAATTACTCGCTCATTTAGCCTATTTAAATTACTTCTATTAATATACAGCAAATCGGTTCTGCTTAGGCGTATCCGATCAGCGTCCTGTTAAGGATAGTGCTGTTATACCTCTGCCGTTAACCAGAATTCCTTACCGTCACACATCAGAACGGACTTAGGACCACATGATAGCGCCGTGGCGGGCTTATTTAACGGTGTATATTTGCCTAGGGATATATTATGTATTAGTTGTGGTTCTGTATAAAATGTAAATTAAGACTCATTTAATCGTTTTAATTCTTCTTTTAACACTTTAGAACTGCCTACTCTTACGTTGATTATGCCATTGTAGTATTCGTCTGATTCTAGTACTCTACGATCAAACTGTTCTTTAGCCTCTAAGTAACTAAGTACGCCTCTGCTTGGACAATAATGTATTATTTCTCTTGTGAATTTGTTTTTGCCTAACTCTTCTACATCTGCTAGTAAATGCTCACTGGATCCCCAATAGTCTCTCCAGTCACTTTCTACTTTTGAACGTCTTTTATTTTTTCTGCCCTTGAGTGGCGGGCGTGTTTTTTTAAATTTTGCTAGTTTCTTGCCTATGTATTTTCTGTCGTTAGTGATATTTGTAATCAGGTAGACGAACCCTTCGCAATCTTCTGGAAGTTCTTTAATCTTCTTCTTCTGGTAGGTCCATTCTGACGTCATCATTAGTAGTTACTTTCTTTGGACGTCCGACCTGGCCCTTTCTGGCTAATTTTCTCTCTGATCGTTTTTCTTGTACTTCTAGCCTTCGTTGACTTGCATGTTTTCTAATTTCACTCAGCCAAAATCTTGCCTTAATTCCTGCTTCATCACTACCATGATACTCAAAGCGTTCTTGCCACTTAAAGTATTTTTGAAACGCTTCAATCATTTGGTCATGTGAATCTGTTGCCATACCTATTCCACAATTTCAACATCGTTGCTGTAAGATGTAAAACCGTTTTCTTTAATTACTTTTAGTACATGATTAACACGACTTGTTAAATCATCTCTATGACTGATCAAGAATACATTTTTCTGTCTTTCTCTAGTCATTTTCTTAAGAATACCAATGCTAGATTCTACTCCAGCACTGTCCATACCACTATCTACTAGTTCATCTATGAACAGCAAGTTAATACTGTGATATAAGCTCTCCCAAACATCACGGAATGCCCAACTCATAGATAAAATAAGTCTATTACGTTCACCTCTGCTTAAATTATCAAAGTCTAAGTCTTGTCCTAGCTGTGTAATTACAACAGTTAAGTCGTTCTGGAATTCAACAATGTGTGGCAACCCAATCTTTGCCAAGTAGTATGTGATACGCTGATTTAGGTATGCAAGATTTTGCTCAATAATTTTCTTACGAACAAAACTGTCTTTGTTTGTTAATAGTTTGTATAAGAAATCCTGATGATCTTTTACTTTTGTTAGTTCATTAAGTAAATCAAAACTTACTTCTTGTATTGCAGTATCTTTTAGTTCTGTAATCTGTTCACTGTAAGGATTAACATCATCTTTCTTTGCTTGTAAATCTTTTTCTAAACCTTCAACAGTACTTCTATGTTGTAATGCTTGTTCTAGTGTATCATATTGTGTAGGCGGACAGCCTTCTAGCTCGCCAATGTCTGCAATAACAGTTTGATGTTCTTCTAGTTGTTTGTTGTTATTAACAATCTGTTCAGACGCTTCTTGCTTTTGCTGTTCCTTAGCATTAAGAATTTCTTCTTGCTTTTTATCATGCAGATCTTGTCCACATGTATGACACTTGTGTTCTTTAAGTAAAACAATTTCGCTATCTAATTTTTCAATCAGTTTTTCTTGTTTAGAATCATCTGCTTCAATGTTAGCAATCCAACGTCTTGCTTCTGATATTAAAGATTGCTTTTTATTAAAATCATCTAAACATTTATGTGCTTCAATCTCTGATTCAATATCAATTTCTTGTAATATTTTAATACTTGACTCAAGTTCACTAGAAGCGGTTGTCTTTTGATCTTCCCACATACGCTGTTTGCGTTCTAATGATTCGATATTTTGTTGAATCTTTTCGTTAGATATTTTAACAGTTTCAATTCTTGTATTTTCAGAGCTCATTGCATCTCTATTAATCTTCATCTCTTCTTTGAGACATTCGGCTTTTTCAGATAATAGTGTAATACCTAACAACTGTTCAATGATTGCTCGTTGATCATTATTCTTTAATGCAAGGAAAGGCTCAGTGTATGTGTTTAATGCAATAAGATGCTTAAACATATCATGCGACATACCAAATAGTTCTTCAATTACTTTTTGTGTTTCTCTACTATCACCTTGACTCTCATCAGAGTCTTCTTCAAAGTCCTTGCCATTAATTGTAAACTTTGTAATATTAGGCTTTCGACCACGTTCAATCTTATAGTCAATACCGTCTTTTTCAAAGTTAATTGTAACAAGCATTCCTTTACCGTTAATCTTGTTAATAAGATTATCACGTTTGATGTTTGTTAGTGCATTGCCATATATTGCGTAGCTAATTGCGTTGACGATAGTAGTTTTACCAGTGCCGTTTCTGGAACCACTATCGTCACCACCTAAGTCTAGATTTTCACCTAGCACAAGAGTAAGTTCACCTTTGTCAAAGTTAATTGCTTGAGTCTGGTTACCCACACTCATAAAATTCTTTACAGTTACATCTTTAATTTTTATCATTGATTACGTCCGAGGTCCCTATATATCTCTACTAGCATACGTTTGTCAATAGTATCACTATCAATTGCTTCAATCTGATTCATAACAATTGTATCAACACTTTCGAATGTAAGGTCAATAGGATCAACATTTGATTCTATCTCTACCTTTTCTGGAATAAGGCTTAGTTCTCTAAGTTTGTATTGTGGAATAAAAGTTTCTCTAATAAAGTTTGCTTCTTCAAAACTAATAGGCACATCGATAGTAACACGACAATGCATATTTTCGCCTAAGTTTTTATCAGGATCTTCAAGTAGTTGACTAAGTTTAAATGTTCTAAACACTGGTTGTTTAGGCCATGTTTTGTATTCAGGAGTTCCACCCCAATCTAAAAACATCATACCACGTTCATCGTCCCATGCATCTGCATAGTTGTGTGGAAATGCATTACCAATATATGTTACATTACCTTTGGTTTGTCTTTTGTGGAAGTGTCCACTAAAAACATATTCTTGATTTACAAAATGATCAGCTTGTAGTGTTCCGTGATCAGGCATCTGTACCATAGCATTCATGTAAAACAGTGGAAGTTCAAAATGACCAAACACATATCTACTTTTGATCTTAGGAACCATCTTCCATTCTTCACCTACTAGCCAAGGTAACAATGTTACTTCGCCTTCTGTGAAAACATCTGTAATAGGAATGATGTTAGGAAACAATCTCATAAACTCAATAGAGTTAATTTCACGTTTGTCTTTATAAAACAAATCATGATTACCTACCATAAAGTAAGTCTTTTCGAATGTTTCGTTAATTCTTTCTAAATTAGAAACTGTATAGTTCATCGTGCTAACATCTGTAGTCGCACGGTTATGATGCCAGTCTCCTAAAAATATGCAAGTTTCAGCACCAGCGGCTTTTGCTTCGTCACAAAACCACTTTACAAATTCCTCGCAGTCCATGTTATGCGTTCTACTTCCACCTTTCATACCAAAGTGTATATCAGTGAAGCAGGCTGCTTTCTTAAATAACGGCATTTTTACTCCTTATGTTATTATAACTAACTTTAGGCAGCTTGTCAAGTCTTTTTCTTTTCTTTGGGTTTACTAGGATGTGAATCAGCATTTTGTCTTGTCCAACTTGGATTCATACCATTCATTTCTAAAATGTCATCTCTAATGTTTTGATTGCGTTTTTCAATATTAATAATTCTAACAAAACTATTTGTTACAGCCGCAGTATAATAAGCAAATGGATTGTTACTTTTTGATTCATCAAATTGTAAACCAATCTGTGCTAATTGTAGTATAGCCTGTCCTTTCATTTCGTCATTATATGTGTATCCTCTAACATTACCTCTAGTTGCATATCTATCACACAACTTCATAAACATTCTTGCAAGGTCGTTTGTCATTTGTCCACATTTTTTATCAAAGTATCCATTCTCCATACCTCCTACCCAATGACTTTTACCTACACAAATTAGGTTTCCTTTGTCATCAAACTTCCAATGTTGGAATGGCGGAAAGTTTACTTTCTCATGTGCATCTGCTACAGTCTTAACAGTCTTTTTACGACCAGGCTCTAACGGAACATGATCAAATGTCATAATTCTAAAAACTAAATCTTCTTTTTGCATTTTACGATAGTCTATTTCAAAACCTTTTGCAGGCATCTTTTTACCTGCGGCTTCAACTGCTTCAGCATGTGCAAGTTTAGATAGCCTAGCAGCACGGTTACGTTTTGCTTCAGCTACGGTTCTAATGTTAACTTTTTCTAGTGATGGCAGTATAATATCGTACTGACCATAGCTATCGTCAGTGTAGGAACAGAAAGTGGCTTTACTGCGGTGTATTTCCGCTAATAAATCCTTATTTGTTAGATATTTTATCTTTTTTGGTTGCCCAATTGTCATGAGTATTTTCTCCGGTTATATAAGTAATATAATAGCACATAATTACAGAAATAAATAGTATTATTAAAAGGAAATTTTACCAAAATGAGTTTACCAAAAATAGCACCTTTAGCCGTACTTGTAGCTGGCGTTGCGGTCGCCGTTGACCAGCAACAGAAGAACCAAGCCAATCTCAAACAGGTTTCGGACCAAGCCAAAAGCGATTTGGACAAGTTGACTAGCGATCTAGGCGGTGATATTGGGTCAGCACTAAACCAAGCGTCAGGCGATCTAAACAGTGCCTTGGCAGCAGCAGATGCTGCATTCAGTGTTGACGGTGTAGTTAGTGCTGCTGGCGAACTGGGATCTACGATAACATCTAAAGTTGGTAGTGGTTCCATAAGTAATCTTGCTGATGATGTCGGAACAGCATTTGGTGCTGCACAAGATGGACTTAATGCAGTAGCTGGAACTACAGCTGAAATATCATCTGCAATATCTAAATTAGGTATTGGAGGCAACTTAGCATCTGGTTTCCAAGACTTTGCGTCAAATGTCGGCAAAGCAGCTGGTGTGTTAAATAATTTGTTAAGTCTCAAAAGAGGTGCAAATCTCCCTGCTGGTGGCGAACTTTTTGAATTCTCTGAAGGCGCCGGGGTTAAACTAAATCCTCAGAATCCAAATGATTGGCGGGTAAAAATTAATGCTAACTTTGCACACTTTGGTGCAAATCCGTTATTTAAAATTCTAGAAGAAACTGGAGGAGTAATTTTTCCATACTTGCCAGAAATAACATTTTCAACAACCGCAAACTATACACAAATAGATCCTGTACATAATAATTATCCCTTCCAGGCTTACAAGAACTCACAAGTGGACGAGATACAAATTTCAGGAGACTTTACAGCAGAGTCAAGTTCACAGGCTGCGTATTGGATTGCGGCAACAACATTCTTTAAAACATCAACTAAAATGTTCTTTGGTACAGGCGACCTAGCAGGTAATCCGCCTATCATATGTAGACTGTATGGTTATGGTGCAAACGTGTTTGACGGTGTGCCGGTTGTAATTAAAAACTTCTCAGTTACACTACCTACTGATGTTGACTATATTAGATGTACAGAAGCGAGCCAAGGTAGCAGACCAACTTGGGTACCAAGAAAAAGTAATATTAGTATTACAGCACAACCAATTTACAACAGAGAAAGTTTACGCAAATTTTCATTAGAACAATATGCTAAAGGGCAAACAGGAACAATGGGAGGATTTATTTAATGGCTGTTTATAAAAATAATTCTCCGTATAGAGATACAGGCCAAAATTCTATGTATTTAGAATTATTAAATATTAGAGCTGTACCAGCATCGGCTAGTGATGTATTATACACAATCGAAGCACACTATAATAATAGACCTGACTTGTTAGCATTTGATCTTTACGAAGATCCTAAACTTTGGTGGGTGTTTGTACAAAGAAATATGGACACAATCAAAGATCCTATATACGATTTTAAAGCAGGAACAGCAATATACATTCCTAAGATGTCAAATCTTAAAAAGTTTTTAGGATTATAGTATGACTGTTTTTACTAGACCTCCAAGCACACCAAACAATAAGTTAAAGCCTTTCAAAGGAACTTTGAAGACTGGCGAAAAAATTCGAAACATAAACGGAAAAAGTTTTGTTGTTCCGGCAGATATAAAAAAGCCAGACGGTTCGCCAACAATTAATGCATCTAATACTTTTCAAGCATCAAATATTCCTGTAGGAAGTGCAGAACTAAGAGAGAAAATAAAAGTTTTC